AGATCGGGCCATGCCAGATGATCGCCTCATATTTCGACGACTCGGACAGCTGCTCGTTGACCACCACCTTGACGCCCATGGCGCGCAGCTCGGTCTCGTGGATGCGGGCGCGATAGTTGCCGGTCTGATGCGTGGCCAGATATTTCTTGATGACGTCCGGGAAAAAGTCCGGTCGGTCGGCCAGCTTACGCAGCTGTGACCGGGTCATCACCTTGCGCCAGAAGTGTCCGTCGCCCGACTCCAGCGTCTTGGCCCCCATGTCGGGATACCAGTCCCACACCGAGCCGAACTCGAACTGGGGCTTGTAGGTGGTCTTGGGCATCGGCATGACCTGCCCGGACATCGGATCGATCTGCCATGTCGTCCCCTTCACCTCGCGGACGTAGGGACCGCAGAGCACGCCCGGGCCGTAGGTGATGCCGCTTTTCAGCACCTTGCGGTTCATCGTGACGTAGTCCGCGGACTGGTCGCCGCCGATCTCCTCCAGCTGGTCGAGGATCAGGGTGGAGAGCTGCTCAGCCCTCTTGTCCGCCAGCACTTGGATCGCCGCGACCGCGTAGTCCACGTCGACCTTCGGCTGGAGCCCGGCCTCGGTGTCTCTCTGGACCGCGTCCTGCACGGCCTGCTTGATGTCGTCCGGACTCATGTCCGGCGACGGGCTCGCCTTGAGCGTCCAGTTTTTGTCGTTGCCGGGGAACATCAGGTTCATGATGCGCGACAGCACGCTGATGGTCTTGATCCGGGTGAGCCGCGGATATACTCTGGAGCGTGTAGGTGAGAGTTCACGTTCTATATCCGGATCATAGATCCCCAAATACTGACGTTGGTTACGTAACCATCTCTGCTCCGCGATCAGCCTATTAGAAGCGTATTGACTAAATAGACGATCTAAATTTTGCCCGAGGGTCTTCAGCTGCTCCGCATTAATCTTCTTGACCGGCGCGTCTGTAGGGTCCTCCACGGTGATGGACGGAGGATCGAGGTCGACCGTGGCGAGTGCTTGCGGCATTATCTCATTCCCCACTGGAGTTTAGCGGCGGATGTTACAGTCAAGCCGCTTCAGGATCAAGGTCTTCGGCCTCGGACCCTTCGCCCGGCTGAACCTCGTGGATGCGCAGGTCCATCGTCGAGTGGATGTAGAACTCCTCCTTCGCCGCCGGCGGCACGATCCGCTCCGGCCCGACGGGGTTGCCGGTCTTCGGGTTGATGAACCGCACCTTCACCGGCCAGCCATGGTTAGCTTCGACAGTCACCTTCGTCGTCATGATGTTCTCCCTATCGTTGGTGATATGTGCTGACATATGAGCTGGGCGGAATAAACTTCCGCTGCGTCCTTTGTCCTCCGACGCCGTAGCGCTGCTCCCTCTCAGTAATTCTGTGAAAATATCGGCAGAGGTAGCCGAACGAGTCCCCACTGTGGGAATAGGCGTTCTTTTCCGGCTCGATAGAGGCCACCACGTCGCGCTTCTGGTCCAGCCTGTATCTCCACCCGCCGCGCAGGGCGCGGACCAGCACCGGGCACATTTTCTCATCAATGCGCAGCGACGGCCCGCTCGGAGAGAGCGTGGTGGCGAAGTGGTCGATGGCGTCCAGCCGCAGCGGGAGCCGGTTATTCTGCTCGATCGACACCTGAAAATGGCGTTTTATCTTGTCCACGACTGATTTTTCGTCGGTTTGAGCCCGATTCGCGGCCGCCGGATCGGGTGCAATAATGAAGTTGTCGAGGTCCAGAAGCGGCCATCTGAGCTTCAAATAAGGCCTCAAACGCTCCGACATGAGCCTTTCCGCGCCATATCCGACCTGCACCAGCTCCCCAAGGACGATCAGCCGGCCCTCCAAGTCTTGCTGGCCGAAGATGAACGCCGACCCGCCAAGCCCCGGATCGAGCCCCGCCACCAACGGCAGGTGCGGGTTGAGCATCAGCCCCTTCGCAAGGTGCAGAGCCGGCTTGAACGACTGGATGACCGGCTTACCGGACGCCGAGAAGCCCCATTCCGACTCGATGAACTGCTTGATCCACGCCTCGGACTTGCCAGCCATCTGGGAGGTGTAGTAGGCCTTGCCGCCCGGCAGGTTCTCGATGTTCTCCGCCTCCGGCGACAGGCCGGAGGGCTGCTTGTAATAGGTGGCGCAGGGCGGCATATTCTGGTTTGGGTCGTCGCATTGCCTGTGCAGATACCCGTAAGCCCAGTTATCCTCCGTGGAGGGGTTGCTGGAGCCCCACATGCCCCAGTTGGTGGCCCCGCCGTCCTTCTTGGCGGGGTAACGTCCACAGCGGGCCGAGAGGGCCTCTATGATCTTCCTAGGGACCTCCACGAACTCGTCGATGATAGCGAACGTCACCTCCAGCGAGAGCACCCGCCGCACGTCGTCCTCGGTGTCCAAGGGACGGAACAGCACCTCACATTCGATGTCGCCGAACTTAAGCGTGAACTTCTTGTCAGTCTCCCGCCATGTCCCGGCCTGCCCATCCTTGAACCAATAACTCCATGAGGCTATGGTAGTATCCCTTAACTGCTGGCCTGTGTTGCGGACAATAACCGCCTTGGTCCGCCGGATGCCATCAGAGCCTTTTGCTTGCAGCCCTGCCATATAGACCAGCTTCATAAACAAGCCGGTGGTCTTGCCGGAGCCCACCGCTCCAATAATCCAATTGTAAAACAGCTCACCGGGCAGGTAATGCTTGATGAACTTCTTGATGGTCGGCGGCGGGGTATAGACGACGACGTCCGACATCAGCGAAACGCCACCCATACGAGGAACATTGTGGGCGCGACAATGACCACCGCCAGCGCCAGAAGGAACGTCACCGCGTCACTGTCCATGGTCCCCCCACTTCCCGAAGTCGATCCCATTCTGCAGGGTCCGCATCATCTGCGCCTCAGCCGAGAAGCCCCGGCCCCCTGACGCCTGCAGCTGTTCAGCGCGCCGCCTGAGGCCAGCGTGGTAATGCGCGGGGGCCAGCAGCCTCCCCAGCTGCGCCAGCAGGTCCATGGTCGGATACAAAGGGTCAGGCTTGCCCACGCGTTCCTCGACTTCGGCCATGTCTCTCTCCAGAGGGTTAGAGGTTGATCTGAATGGAAAACGCATTGGCCTGCTGGGGCGCGTCATTGTTCCCATGGCCAGCGGCCTTCCACGTCGCCTTCACCAAATCCGCCCGGACGGCGGCCGGCGTGTCAGGGTCGTGGATGATCCTCCACGAAGTCTGCAGGAGCGTCTCCGACTGCAGCTGGGCCTTGAGGCGGAACCCCATGCCGTCCGCCTTGAGCATCTCCGCGTACTTGACCACCGCCGCCTGAAACACCTTGTCCAGCCGCAGGCGCTCCCACTGGGAAGCGTCGATGCCATACGACTCGCAAATGTCGGGGACGGTGTGTTCCCGGAGCGCTATCTCCAAGGGGAGAGTTGGCGGCCAGCCCAAGGCGGCGGGGTCACCGCGGCGCTGAACCGCCGGCAGGTGGTCGATCTCGCTCTCCAAGTCGAAATCCACATCCATTAAGGGATCGTTCCGCGCGGCGGAATGCCGCGATGGCTGAAGGTTATACTCCAGTCTGAAATTTTTGGCCAGATTTTTTGGAGGGTCTTTTTGGGGGGGGGGTGAGGGGCGGCCTTCCCGGTCCAGCCGTAGCCCCTCAGAACTTCTAGCGATCCGGTTCGAGCTTGCGCTTCACTGGATTGCGGTGCCGTGTCCTTTGAGTTTTATAGATGGGGTTGGCGGGAGTATCAAGGGGAATTCGGACTGGGCTGGTGGAGTTTCAGGTTCAAGTACAGCTGCCGGCGGCGGAAGTATTGGCGGTTGTGGTTGGAAGTTATAGAATTCAGTTTTGGGTCAAAGTTGTTCACGGCTCCCTCAAACAAACAAAGCAAACGCCCCGGCCCCCCTGCCCCCACCGCCCGGAGGGGTAGTAATTCTTTCTAGGCCCTCTTAGCCCCTATGTTAACCATTAACAAGAGCTTACTTGACATTAACGCATAGATAGTGCTATACTTTATACATGGTCGAGAACGTCTCGGCCAAGACGAAAGGAACACGTCATGACTTCCCCGGAAAAAGCCGAGACCGTCGCCACTTTGCCGGTTGTCGAGGCTTCTATCATCACTCGCTTTCACAAGAACCTTGTCGCCGCCGGTCAAGGCGTGCAAAAAAACCGTGGCATCATTGCCAAGGTCGCCGCCGATCTTCCCGCGATTGTGCAAGGTCTGGACAAAGACCAGACGACTAGCGCGCGCCGTGATATGTACATTCATATCATCGCCGGTTGTGTCGCCTCGACGCCGACGGCTGTTGAAGCCGCGTGGAAAGACCAGAAGACGTGGTCACCCGATTGGCTGTCGGCGTATGGCAACGCGCGCTCTATTGTGTCACAGGCTTTCGACGCGGCTGTGTGGACCGATCCTGTCATGATCGCCGCCGTCGCCAAAAAGGCGGCTGACAAGGCGGCGAAGAAGGTTGAGCCTCGCACGCCCAACGGCGCGACCAAGCCGGAAACCACGCCCGCGACGACTACGCCCGCTGATTTGAAGTCAGTCGTTTCGACCGCGCCCGCTGATGATCTGGCGCTTGCCTTGTCCAAGCTTCCTGCATCAACGTTCGCGTCTATTCTGGCCAAGGCGGCGCGCATGTCGTACTCCAACGGCTTGAACGCCATCGACGTGCATTTTGCCGATGCGATCATCGCGGCCAGTCTGGTTCGCGAAAAGGAAGCGGCTGAGCCTGCTACGCCGTGCACCAAGGCTGCGTAACCTAATGCGGGCGGCGCGTCATGCGCCGCCCTTTCTCTTTTGGAGTTAAGACCATGCTGACGATTTGGTTCTCTGCCTTCGGCAAAAAATATTCTGTTGACTGCGAAGTCCTTTGGCAGGCGCAACAAATATGGGACAGCCTTGCTCTGCAATTTCAAATGGTTTCCGCAAGGCCGTAACATCTAACCATAACTCCGAAACCATAACCCGCCGTGCGAAAGCCCGGCGGGTTTTTTGTTGTCTTGTCCATGCCGCGTGGCCATTGGCTTGCGTGGCTTTGTTATGTTCTGAATGTTAATCATAAACATTGCGCTTTCCCCAAGGTGGGCGGCGCGGTGGCCAGCGGCATAGTTGTTGCAGCTGCGCTCGCAACTCCAAAACGCCGTAAGTCGTTGTATTACCCCACTATTTTGTGTGACACAAAAAGCACGGCCACGGATTTGGCCACGTCCGGAAACGCCAAGTGCTTGAAAACAAACAAAAAACCTGTAATGTATTATATATATATATAGAGACCCTAGATTACCCCCCCTGAGCGAATGAAATCGCCACAATTTTGACACAATCGCTAATGTTATAGTCCAGAAGTGGAAAAGGGGTATATCTGCGCCCGCCGCGTATATATTCGAGACATATGTACTTTCCCCAACAAAATCAACCACTTAGCAAGCCATTTCGTGGCCGACCCCGTGGCCACGCCCGACCACGCTCGATTGTTAACTGTTAACATTGTGTTAAATGTGTCAAAGCCGTGGTGAATGTTATGCCAAACCAGTCTGCAATTGTGTCTTTTTCTATTTACTAGAAGTTGCATCCATTTTGGAAATTACAACCTATGCGTCGCGACCCCCCCCTCTTTCGTTTACATTGGAACCATCTCCAGCTCCTCGCAGACCTGACTAAAATAAGTCCTATAGTGGCCACGTGAAATCTCACAGATTTGACACAATTTTCTTGACCACGGCGTATCAATTCCGGCCTCTTTATCCTCAAAACGAATATAGTTCTTAGCCACAACAATTTATTTTTGTTGGCCAGTCGCTTGGGCTTGACAATGGAACTATAATGTGCTACTATAATGATAGTCGGTAGTTCACTCTTTGGGCAGCCGACCAGCGGCCTGGTTTGTTAATCATTAACACACCTTGGCTATAGCCGACTACCACCTACCATAATGTTAACCATTAACATTCTCGGCTAACCCTAGGAGCTTTGGACATGGGCCAGATAAATAAGGATCGCGATGGGCGCATGATCATGCGCTACCTGAGCGAAGGGCAGTACGCCCAAGCCTATGACGCCGGACGCGGCTACTGCCGCGCCTGTGGAGACTATCAGGAGAACGTGGCGACCGACGTCGAGTATGCCGCCTGCCCGTCCTGCAACTGCCCGACGCTTTTCAGCGCCGCCAAGATGGGCGAACGTGAGTTCGTCCTTCAACCCAACAGCTGCATCGCGCAACGTCACACCTACCGCCCCCGCACCATCCGATAGGAGCTGGCCATGCGGATCAACTCCACCATCCCTCACTTCGTGATCTACCCGCGCAATGGTCTCGTCGCCAACGGCGTCCGGTTCGTCACGTCAATCTATAAGCTGGACGGCCCGACACATTACGAGGTCGGCGACAAGATAGAGAAGCAGCATGTGCTGCGGACATGGTGGCGGTCGCTGACCGCCCATGAGCGCAAGAGGATGTACACGGACGGCGTCACGCTCGACCGCGTCATCGAGAGCTTGGACGTTGTCCAGCTTGGTTAATTATTAACAAATTGGAGCCTATCATGCCCAACCAACTACTGGCCACCGCCCGCGTCGAACAGCTTTACGGCGATCTGGCGCGAGCCGCCGCTATCCATCCTGACGTTGCCGCACGGCAACTCGCTATGGTCAAGGACTTGGTGTTCCGCGTCAATATCTCCCGCAACTTGGGAGACCCGGAATATAAGGCTTATCTCCGCGCCTGCGTCGAGACGCAGGACGGCAATCTCATCACTTTGTTCTAGTCTGGCGGCTATCGCAGGCTAGTTAGCTATTAGCAAACAGGAGCTTATCATGTCTTGGAACCGTAAGAACTTCGAGCGCAGCCGCGCTTATCGTATGTTGGAGCAGCTCGCCGCCTTGCCCGCGACGATCCGCGAACCGCGGGAGGCTTTGACCATGTACCTGCGCGAGGATGACGACGCCCGCGCCGCCTACGTGCGTAGGCTGGACGAAGACGCCCGCTTGGCTGACGCCAAGCATGACGCATGGAGGATGTAATGGACTGGCATCTGATTTTGAGCATCGCCGTCGGCATGGCCTGCGGCTTCATCCTTATGGACCTGCTGCGCCTCGCGGCGGAGTTAGTCTTTTTCATCTTGGTGACGCTGGTCATGCTGGCCCGCGCCACTGTCGGAGCACTTGTGGACCTATGGAGAAGGTAAACTCGCAGCCGCTGCTATGCAGCGTCACTCGATTACTTAATGAGGAAGTCATGAACATGAGCTTTGTTAATACTTTAACAATCGCCGCCGACCTCGGCGTCTACGTTGGCGCGCTGGGCGTCGTCGTGACCGTGGGCTTTGGCATTGCGGAACTGGTCGGCCTCGCCGATCGGTTCTTGGCTGAGCGGGCGATCCGCAGGGCCTTCATCCGCAGCCGCAAGACGCCTATGGCCAAGGTCGTCTCACTGCGCCAGCGCCGCGCCGTGTTCGGTCAGCGCGAACTTGAGAGGAGGAAGTAATGATCCCAACCAACCTGCCGCCGGGGACGCCGCTGGTCTGCATCGACGCTCACTGCTCTACCCTGACTAAAGGCGCGATCTACCGACTGGTTCGCTACCAAGGCGACGACTCTGTCGTCCTGCTCCACCCTGATGGCTACGTCGATCGGGGCTGGCGCTATAGGTTCAACGTCGCCAAGTCACCTGACGGCGCGGACTATCAAGCAGCCGATGATGTTGATCTTGTTAATCATTAACACAGCCGAAGGAGAAATCAAATGGTTGAAATCCTCCCCCGTCGAGAACCGGAGAGTGTCGCCGTGTTCCGCATGACGCCCGACGACATGGCGTTCCTGCGCGAGGCGCTGCCGATCCAGCGGCATATCGAACTGGTGCGGTCGAGGTCCTTGGCCTTGGCCTCCGACTCGCTGCGTGTCCTGACCGCTGCCTACGACGACGGCAAGCTGTCCGAACCCGGCTATCTGGCGATGGTCTGCGCCATCGCTGACATCCTCTCGCCCGATGGAGCGGACCAATGAGAGTGAACCCTTCACAACTCACGAACCATCCGCCGACGCCCGACCCGCGCACCTACGACGCGGTCAAGGTCCTTGGCCTGACGTGGTTCGATCGAAACGATCGGGCCTGCCTGCGGCGCATCGTCCCGCCGCCTGTCGCCACGCGGCTGGTCCATATGAGGGCCAAGGGCATCGTGGCCGACACGCTGCGCGCCATCACCGTCGAGCGGGCCTACGGCCGGCTCGGTGAACATGCGTTCAGGGCGATGGTCGTCACCCTTGCCGACCTGCTCTGGCCAGCGGAGGGAGAGGCGATAAACTCGCAGCCGCCGCGCTGCTCGACGACAGGAGACCTGTCATGATCCCCACCGATCTGAAGCCCGGCGCACTCGTGCGCTGCGTCTCCCCGACTGTCTGCCCGACTGGCCGTTTGGTGCAGGGCCAAATCTATACTGTGATCGGCTACAACCGCAACTGCGGCTATA